CTTCCCACACTGAGCCGGAAGAAAGTAACGAACTTGTAACCAAAGCTTACGAAACTGTAACGAAAAATGAATTGACAATAGGGGTGGAGATGTGATACAATATAAGTACCAAAAAAGAAAACAAGGAGATGGCATGCATGGCACGCAAACGAATTAGCAAATGGGATAAGAACTTGCGGAGTGTAATAAAAGCGCAGAACGAAGCCATAACAAGAGTTAACGAATTACGAGCCGCAGGTTGGCATGTACCGGAAGAGGTCATGACCGAAATTCGCAAGCCACTAAAATCAAGGTACACAGAGGCACAAGCCAGCAAAGCCAGAAACACAATATTTTCAAAACGGCACATAAATTATACGGCATATATCATGGTAGGCAACCAGAGGGTTAGAAGAAGCTCTAATTATGATATGCCGTATTTAACAGCTATCAATAAAGTCTTACAAACACCAAACGGAACGGAACAACTCACAAAGACTATGGTCAGAGATATGAAGAAAACATTGTCTCCGACAGAAGGCTCCCCGTCAATTACGAAAGCGGCTCAGTGGGTGGAACTATTATCAAGTTTACAGAAAGAGTCAGGGGTAAGATTGTTACCTCCGGGCAGTGTAACAAAACTTACGCCGAAAGCGCACGAATTAGATATTGACCCTAAAGCTCTTGAAAACGCAATACATAAATCGAAGATATGGTCATTCAGGGAAGTCGGACAATATGTATACGAGGATACCCCAGACATACGAGGCGATAGACAAGAGCAGATTGCCAAAGCTAAGTTATCATTGCAAAAACGGTTTAACGCCTCAGCAAGAGCTACAGAGGCGCTTTATGATTTTTTTGCAAATTCTACATATTGGAAACACTTAAAAAGCAAAAACCGGGCGGATGTCTCCGAACAGATTGTGTCGACATTATTATCCGTAGATATGTCAGCGACCAATTTCGACGTCAACGAACTCGACAGGAGATTATCAGCAGGTGGGGACCCAGTACGTACAGTTGAGGATTATGTTAGAGAACTAATTAATCCTGAATTCTATTAAAGAAGGCATATAACAAGAAGGTATATAACATGAAAGACCGCATTACACCCATTTGGGATTATACAGAATTAAGGCGCATTGCGTGGGAAATAAGCAAAAAGAGTAAAGGAAAATATTCAGAACACCATTGCAACACAATAATTACATTCGATATTGAGGCAAGCAATGGATACAGACAGCCTGACAATACAGTCATCGGGTTCGACCATGACTTATGTGATAAACACCCGGAATATTACGGTTTAGCCGAGTCAGAGAAACAGCGGGAATACGGAGAGATTGAGCACGTAGGAGCAATGTATGTTTGGCAGTGTGCGATAGATACTATTAAGGACATTAAGGTATTTATGGGGCGTACATGGGACGAGTTTGCAGAGTTTTTAACTGAATTGACAGAAAATGTCGCACTACAAGCCAATAACCGCAGCACCAGTTTAGGGTATCCGGCGAGGTCTTTAGTGTTAAAAGCCCTAAAGAAGATTAAGAGACCCGAGGTTCATATATATATCCATAATCTACCATATGAATTTCAATTTTTGCGAAACTTGTATAATGACGATTTTGCCAATTTTAAGAAGCGCCCGAAGGTATTCGCGAGAAAAAGCAGATCGCCTATGAAAGCCTCAATTACAAGCAACTTTTGTAAGGTAACATTTCACGATACATTTTCGCTTACACAAAAAAGCCTTAAAAAATGGGGAGAGGATTCTAACTTACCAGTACAGAAACTGGAAGAGCCAAAAGGATTTTACGATCCGATTAGAACACCGGAAACACCGCTCACAGATGAAGAAATCAAATACTGTATTAACGACGTTGTAACTATGGTATACGGTATGAGAGACTATAAGAAGAAATACGGCGGATTAGAGAATATAGTTATGACGCAGACAGGAGAAATTAGACGGAAACTGAAAACAAGTGTTTCGCTATTAAATCCTGATTGGGCGTCTAAATGTAGTGAATTCTACAAGCATTTAACATTTCCGGTGTATAGAGATTTATGTAGTGCGTTCGTCGGCGGATGGACACATGCTAACGCTATGTATATGGGCAAAATACTTGAAAACGTTCGGTGTTTCGATTTTCGCAGTAGTTATCCGGCGGTGATGTGTTCCTGTAAATTCCCTACAGGCACATGGGAAAAAGCGACATACGAGGATATGCGCGAAGAGGCGAAACGAGATTATTCAGATAGAAACTATGCATATTACATAAGAGCTAAATTTTATAATGTTAAAAGCAGACTCCATAACACGTTTTGGAGTTCATCGAAGTGTGTTGAAGGTTCACTCAAATTTGAAGGAAACGGCGAAGGAGCAGTAGATAACGGCAAAATATGCAAATGTGCCGAAATGGAAGCAATAATGACAGACCTTGATTTTGAGCGTTTTATCAGGTGTTATGAGTGCGACGTTACACCGGTCTATGTGTACAAAACACAAATAGAATATCTCCCGAAAGAAATGATAATGCTAATTCTCAGCTACTATGGATACAAGACGAGCCTAAAAGGGGACGACTCAAAGGCAAGTTTATACGCAGAATCAAAGCAATTCATCAACTCAATATACGGCGTTATGGTGTACAAAGAGTTTAGTGATGAAATAAAGTTCAACGGCACATGGAATTTAGACGAGATACGGACCGACCTTACAGTTGAAGAATTTATGATACAAAAAGCTAACATGCAGGATAAAATAGACTTATTTGGCATGTACTCAGTCGGAGTGTGGGTAACAGCTCACGCCCGAAATAGATTATGGGACGCAATAGACCATTTTGACAACAAAACAGTATATTGTGACACAGACAGTATCAAAGGAAAATTCACAGACGAAGACCTATTGTGGTTCGACAGCTACAACGCTAAAATCGAAGCAGAATGTGAAAAATGTGCACAATATCATCGTATCGATATCGATTTGTATCATCCTAAGACGCCAAAAGGAGTAACAAAAGAGTTAGGATATTTCGATAGAGAAGATGATTGCATATATTTTAGAACATTAGGCGCAAAAAGATACGTAGACACAATATTTGACGAGAAACAACAAAAACAAAAATTATGCGCTACAATCGCAGGTCTCCCTAAAAAAGCCGGTGTTGATAAATTAATGAAGTTAGGCAAGGGAGATTGTTACAGGGCGGTATCCAAATTTAATGACAAAATAAAATGGAACATACATGAATCAGACAAGCTCACAGCATATTATAATGACGCGCAACCTGAAATGATATGGATCGACCGTGACGGCAACCGGTTCAAGTCGCATGACAAGTACGGCATATGTTTAGCTCCGACGTCCTTTGATTTAGGTGTTACAGACGAATATACCCTATTCTGTCAAATCATATCAGGAAGCCCCGACTATTCTCCATGGAGTGATACAAAAATTTTTCGAAATATCTATTGACAAACGCTACAAAATATGCTATCATATAGATAGTGAGAGCCCCACCACCCTTTCGCGGCATTCTAATATATACCTTTCTTTCTTTCGTGGAAAAAGCCCGCAGGCAACAGCCTGCGGGTTTTTCTTTATATCATAAAACATTTAATACTGCGGATTTTACGGTAATATCACAGAATCTAACAAGACCGCGATAATACGCGTCGCGCAATTTGGTGAACGGCAACGCATAACGAAGCGTCGGTATATCTTCAACAACAGTAGGTGTTATATTAAATACAGAGGTACATGTCTTGTCCCATTTTCTCGAAATGTAATAGTAACACATATCGGGATAGTAATACATACCATATGTATCGTTACCGTTAATAAACAGATGATGACAATAGCCCCTACCCCAGTTATTAGGTTTCTCGATACAAGCAAAATCATCATTCAGCCAAGTATTGTCAATGTTTGAGCGAATCTGCTTATTCTTTGCAAATGCAACATTAAATCGGCTCTCCCTTTGTTGCGTGGCTGAAAACTCATTGACGAAACGCTCCAATACAAAACCTCTTCCGCGCAACCAATGCGTATTACTCTGTAATTTACCAGTGATACCAAGCTCAACGAAATAGGGGTTTTCAATACTCATAGAGTTTGACAGCAGGAGCACAGGCAAATATCGGCTCGCACTTCCCGCCTCGCCCCTCGCAACAGTAGTATGTAAGTTGGTGAACTTGTTAACTTCATCCGGACAATAATTACCTTGAAACTCATCCATCAAAATAATGTTTACATCTCTGAATAACGCACTGTATACTTTCAGGTTATCAGCAGTGTTTAACGGGATAGTAAACCCCATCGGAGTAAGTTCCTCTATGGGACCGTCTCCATAGTCTACACTACGTTTTAAGTGTAATGTGAAATAGTCACCCGAGGGGCAAGGGTCTTCAACAATAGTATATTCGCTATAGTGATCGCGCAAGACGGCATCAAAGCAACCAAGAGCCACATTCTTTGCGCGGTTTTTTGATTTGCATAATAGAATAATTTGGTCGATATATCCGGTCAAAATGCCATGTATAATAGCCCATGTTGCATTATATGTTTTACCGGCGGATCTGTTACTACAAGCAATGAAAATTTCAGGCATTTCACGGTCCAAGTCTTTTGTATTTAGAAGGGAAGAACAGCACCAAAACTTATCACTACGCAAGAAATCCACAGTCTTTAAATGTTCAAAGAACTTTTTCATGCGGTCATAATTACTTAGTTTCATGATAACGAACTTCCCTTCAAGAACCGCACACCTTTATCGAACAAGTTTTCGATAAACATAGAGCTTTCAAGAGTAGACGCTTCCACGCTCATGCCTGTTGTTCGAACATATGTTGATAATTTACCGTCAACAAGAGCATAATGAGGGGATCCGTTCCATACACGAGGTTTACCAACACGCATGCTATGATAGCCGAACATATTCAGGTATTTAGTATATTGTTGCAAGACATCGCTTCTAAGAGTTGCAATTTCAATATAGAAGCCGACTTTTTGCATGTAGTATTGGAGATAGCCGGAGCCGGAACCAGCGTGATATCTCGAAGCCGCAAAAGCACCTCTTGCATGTGGATACATAAAGGAGTTTTCTGCCCCGGTTGTTATTTTGTGGACATCCTCTATATCAGCGTCCGATCTCATATGCCCCTCTGCTTCTGTACCGACATTTGTACCGAAATTGAACAAACTACGAGCGACGCTAACAGCCCCACTAAACATACCGCCGGGCGAATTCATGCCTTGTGTACCACCGACCAATCCTTGAACCAAGTCTGCGGTCTTGTCAACCCTTGATGACACACTTCCGTTTTGTACGATATTCTGTTGATACTGAGATGATAAATATGTCAAAAAGCCGTCAGTAGCAAAACCGGCTTGCGGATACCCCGAATATTCGATACGTTCGTCAAAGTTATAGTTTACGCCGGGATTGAGCACGGGACCGGCATCCCCGCCGCTTGCATTTTTATACCTATACGGAACAAGAGCGGTAGTAGGTATTGCCGAAGCGTCACCGAATATTTTAAACTCGCAGTGATGACCTGTTTGCTTATTTGAGTAGAATTTTGTTATATCATACTCTTTCGTCGAACCGTCAGCCGTAATAACTCTGATATACCTAAACGGAAATGTATTAAGCTTCGGATCTACGCCGGTCATAGGTCTCATCGTCATGTCAAGATATAAAGGGCCCCCTACATGCTCGTCACCGGTTATAGCCTTAAATACCCATGTCGGTAACACATAAAGCCCTATAATGCACGAGGATAGATCGTTAAATGTCAGAAGGTCAATGACTGCTTTCATTCTGTTAACGGCGGTCTGTTCTTGTCCTTGTATTATTACAATACCACCAAACGCAAATGGTCGAGCAAAACCATTGCTCCACTGATTAAACATGGTTGTGTCTGTAACTTCTGCGGGAGTTAAATTGCCCCAATAGTCAACAGAGGTTTTCAGCGTATTCCATTTTTGCGAAGCGGCGTCAGCGTCAGTATCCAAATTACGGGGATTAAACGGACTGATACATATCGTTAATATCTGCTGAGTTGCTGTAGCATCATAGGGGAAACGGAGCCTCCATGCTCGATCTGTATTCTCTATAGCAGGTTGCCCGACATCATCAGGATATTGTGCCTCAAAGTCAGTAGAAACTTCCAAAGGCTCCGAAGTCAGCAACTCAGGTATATCTGTTCTCCATGGGTTTGCGACCGCCTGTTGGTATTGTGACTCGCTCAAATGTTCGCGTTCAATTTTACAATCACGGCACGTCGCGGTGAAACAATCTGTCTGATACCAGTCAATTTGGTAATAAATGTCAGTAGTGACATTGTTTACATACTCCCATGATTTAATGTAGGCAAAAAATACCTTATTTTCAAAAGCGGGATTTCTAAACGCAATATAGTTGCATTGATTAACTACACTCGTTGAAATTTCAAGTCTCAAAGCCCTGCTTTTACGCATGTACGAACATTCGACCTTTGAAGCGACTCTATGAGCGTTAAAGTACGCGGACTGCTCTTCAGCGTCTGCAAACTTGATTTGAATTCCCGCATGTGGGTCTATGTCAACATGACTATAGAGCTCCACAACTCCATCAGGTACTATGTTAGGCATATTACTCTCTCCTTTCAAGGTGTTCCATATCATCAAGCCACACATCACCCGTGCCGTTACCGTGATACGCTTTGTATGTGGCATGTATTTCTCTGAATTCACCGAGTTGGTCGGCGGTTGTATATCCTTGTTTCATACATTCGGCATGCAATTCTCTCAGCTCTCTACGCATAAGAATTTTCATTGCATTGTTGTCATTTTTCTTTTCTTCACGATTTGATTTAAGAACATATACGAGATAGCCCGCAAGCCCTGTTGACAGGGCTGCGAACGTTGTAGTAACTATCTCATTCAACATATAGAACATCTCCCGCATATATCAAATTCGGATTCTTAATGTGATTCAGTTTCACCAACGCATTAACGGTTGTACCGAATTTGCGGGAAATTCCCCATAATGTGTCTCCGGATTTAACGGTATAGGTTTTACGGACCGGAGTTACCGCCGGTAACATTTTTCTGTTAACAATTTTCTGTACTTTTGAATAACGAGCACCTAATGCTTTAACGCGGTCAACGCCGTCGCCGAAGTGACCCGCAATGACCATATCAGCCAGTTGTTCATCGGTATACTTTGACAAATCAATCTTGTCGTCAGACTCTGACGGTGCGGGTTTGGTCTCCCCTGTTTTCAAGATATCCGTATTGTACATATAGTTAAGGTCTACATCACCATTAATACCTGAAATGCGTCCTATTGAGGTATACTGATGAATATCAGAACCTGCGGGGCGAGAACAGAGCGTACCGTCGTTATTGCCCCAATATGCAATCCATTTGCTGACATTATGCTCGCCGACATAATTTCGGAACCAGTGCGAGGTTGTATAGATACCCGGAGTAAGCCCCGCTTTCTTGATTTCAGCAATCCATGTTTTAGCTACGGTGTACGCCACATTTGCCAAGCGATCCTCTTCAAAGTCAATGTAAACGGGCAATTGCAATTGTTTACCTTTCAAGACTCTGATGCAATGCTCAGCCTCGCTTTTAGCCATAGCTGAATTAGCCGCGTAAGAGTAAATGTATGCTCCTACGGGGATACCTGCCGCTCTTGCATGGGTGTAATTATATTCGAAAGTATTATCGTCCTGCGATGGAATATTTGAACCGTATCCCAGTCTCAATATTGCGTATTTAACCCCGGCCCTTTTGACTGCGTTCCAGTCAATGCGACCTTGAAATGTAGATACATCTATACCCAACATATACATCACTCCTTATTATAGTTATAACTTGCGATACCCAACACTGCGCCCAAGAAAGCGTCAACAGCAGTGATGGTGCCTACCACTTGCTCACCGTACGGAAAACCCCATATTGCGGCTAATGCAAAATAAAGGGTACCGAGGGCGGGGAGCACAATCTGCGCGACATATTTCAATATGTCATATACTTTGTTGCTCATAATAATAACCTCCGTTTATCGATAATATATTTCCATTGAATGTTCACCGAACCTAACATCACCAACGGAATAAAGATTTACATAACTTCCTGCTGTAAAGTCAATTGATGACGCTTGTCTTGACCCAAGGTATACTTTAGGCTTGTTGTCGCTAATACTTTCTAAGATTTTTGCCTGTAGAATAGTATCAGGGGCTGAATTTATCATATCGGCTAAACGTGCCGGGTATACGCTCGCTACAGGTCCAGCCGCCATATAATCGCCTTGACGCCATCTCCATAAATGGGTCTGCGCCGTCCATGCAGGATATAAATCAACACCATCACCCCATGTTAGTGAAGATGATTCAGGGACGCCCGGCAGAATTAGGGACATTATAAAATCACCGTCGTGTGTGCTCTCGCTTTGATTCCAGTAAAATGTAAATGCTTTAACCGTTGTCGTATCAGCTAACTGTTTATACCCATTAAACTCAATCCAAGCCAGAGGCCACTGCGACCCACGCCCAATACTTGTAATAGCTTTTTTACCGCCCGTCACTAAATCAACGGGACCCGGCCAGTAAATGTCATAATCCATCGGCGGGTGTTCTCCCGAGCCGCCTTGACCTTCAATCCTGAGTATCTCGTTTTTTATCAATTCTCTTATGTGACGCTCCGTCCACTCACGACCCATTCCGGTGCAACTCCTTCCATACTCTACGTACCAATTCGCGGATATGTGCTTCGGACCACTCTCTCATATCATTCACTCCCTTATAATGAAAACGAGGTAATGCCAGACAACCTGCTTATTAGGCAGAATACATGAACCGGCACCGTATTTCAGGCGAATAATCCCGATCATGTGACGTCCGTACATCACCTCTATGCTTTCATTATATCATATTGTTACAACTTTGTCAACAATTATGTTACGGATTTGTAACTTCTTTACTTTCAAGCTCTTCAATGCCGTTAATCCGTGCAGGCCCACGTGTTGGTCATGTCACGTGTTGTTATGTCACGTGTTTGGGTGCCCCCTGTTGTTGTTATGTCACGTGTTGTTGTGCGGTCAGGGGTACGGGACTCACCTTCAAGCTCTGCCACTCGTGCTTCGAGCTCCTTTACTTTCTCGAAAAGAAAATTCAGTTGCCTGTAATATGTCATAGACGGGTCATATTCAGCGGGCCAGAACAAATTGTAATCAAATATGGCGTTGTAGTTTTTAGGCATATTATCACCTCTTAAAATATAGGAGTAATCAGGAAGTTTGCGTTGTCAGCAGGTAACTCGTTTATTGTGCTGATCCATTTTACACATTTGTATGAACCAGTTAATACTCTGGATTGAGTATAATCGCCTTTGGACTCTTGGTTTATCTCGTCCAGTTCGACAAGCATGACGCCGAGGGGGTACGCCGACGCACTTGAGGCGCTATCTTTCAACCAAACACAATACCCTTTCATAATCTTAGGGGGACATAATAAGGGGGTGCGCATTGTTACAGACTTTGGTGTGCGGATACTTAGGGGAATGTTGTAACATAGCAGTGGGTTATTAGGGTCATAAGGAATATCCTGAGTTTCCATCAGCGCCACGAGCCAATCCCCTGTTGATAACGGTTCGTTGTTATAGGCGATCCATTCATTGTCACGAGCAAACATATACCGTGTGTAGAAAGGATTGTACCCCGTAGTACCTAAGTATGTTGCAATATTTGCATATTCTCTACATTGTGCGGATACATCGTTAACCCACATCATTTTTGTAGATAACGGCTGAAATGCGGGAGTTCCCCCGGATTCGCTTATGGGTAAGTAGAATATTGCTTGCTCGATGTCGGCATTTAAGACCCCCACCAGAACATGCGGGAGCCGTGAGAAATACCAGAAAGTTGACGCTGATGATGGTTGTGTCGCATTATATCTGTTATCATAAATTTGACTGCCCGTGGTTATTTCTATGGGTGCCGTCCCGCCACCTGAAGCTGATATGACGTTGTTCTCGATAGTAATGTTCGTTCCTGCCGTCAATGTGTCCTGTTTGCCTGCCACGTCCGTCTGAAGCTGTGTTATGCTTGCGTTTGTGTTGGTACGTAAGGTGTTAATGGCTGAGCTGTTTCCGTTTACGTCGATCCTCAATGCCTGATCTGCCGCTTCTCTTGCTGAGGTTTCGGTTGACAGGTTAGTTGTCAGAGTTTGCTGTCCTGTCTGTAAGGTTGAAATATCTGTTTGTGCCTGTTCAACGTCGGACTCTAAAGCCGCTGTGCTTGTTTGTAAAGCAGATATGTCACCTTCTGCGTCTGTCAGCCTTGTGGATAATTCTGATTTAGCATTTTGAATAGCTGTATATATGCCGGATGATTTGACGCCATTTTGTGAATTTTGTGTGACGTCGTTGTCAAGTGTTACGGAGCCGCCTCCTCCTGAGGCTGATATGACGTTGTTCTGTATCGTAATATTTGTGCCTGCGGTAAGCTTGTCCTGTTTACCTTGGATGGTTGTTTGCATGCCTTGAACCGTCCCTGATAGCTGAGACGTATCGGTTTGTAACTGTGTTATGTTGCTTTCCGCTGTGGCAAGCCGGTCGCTGATATGATGGATAGACGTCTTGTGTCCCCTTACCGTTAGTTCCAAAGTTGCAACGTCTTGTTGCAAAGTTGTAACATTTCCCTCGGTAGTTGTTTGGGCTGTTTCTACTGCGGTCAGTCTTGTGTCAAGAGCGGTGTCCGCGTCCTGATAGTCGCCTTCCACTCTTTCGATCTCGTCTTCCATATCCCCGCGTAACGTTGTGACGCTTGTCGTTGACGCTTTACCGGCAAGCTCGCCGTCAATGCGGTTGATGTCTGTTGTGTGTTGAGTTTCTACCGCTGTTTTAGCCGTCTGAATGGCATTATATATACCCTCTGATGTGACAGCGTGTTGCGAGTTCGGTGTTACGGTGGTGTCAAGGTCGATTGTACCGCCGCCCCCTGATGCTGATATTACGTTATTCTGGATAGTAATGTTAGCACCTGCGGTGAGTTGGTCCTGCTTTCCGGCAATATCTTGTGCCAGTTGTGTCTGTTCTGCGGCAACATTTGCAACGGCGGTGGTTACGCCTGTAACTCTGCCGTCTAACGCGTCTATGGCTTGGTCCTGTGAGTCAGCCGTTGTTTCAAGTTCGAGTATGCGGGTGTTGTAGTCTTGGAGTGTAGTCCCTTGTTGGGATTGTGTGGCTTGCAATTGTTCAATATCTGCGTCGATTTGCTCGAATTGTGCGGTTATGCTTTCAAGGTCGAGGTCTTCGATCTCGCCCTGAATAGCCGTCACTTCCGTTTCAAGCGTTGTCACTCTTTGTTTAAGCTCTGCAAGATCGGGGGTTGGGATTCCCTCTTCTTCAAGGGTTTTTAAGCGTTGGTGCAAATATTTCACCTGTGCCTCATAGCTGACGGCATCACCAAATGTTTCAGGTATAAAGAAGTTAGGGTGTATGGGTTTATTCATAAGTGTCACCTCTTATAAAAGTATCATAAACAGTTCGTCGAATAGCTTCCATACACGGTTTAAATAGCTTTCAGCGACCATAAACATTTCATAGTTCCATGTGTAATCCGTGGTTGTTGTTTCTGATGTATCACTGCTGTTACCTTCCGTTGTCTGGTTGCGTTCGTCGCTTGTGTTGGTTGTTGTGTTGCCTGTCTTGGTGGCGGTTGTGTTGGCTGTTCTCTCGTCAGTCTCTTCACCGATATTATGTTGCTCTGTTGTGGCTCCGGCTTGTCCAATATCCTGTTTAGTTCCCTCGGCGGTTCCGGTTTTGGTTCCGGTGTCTTCGCTTGTTGAGGTCTTTTCGCTTTCCTCGGTGTGACTTCCGGTGTCTGTTCCACTATTCTGTGCGGTTGTTTTGCCCGTCTTTGCCGATTGGGTATTATCCGTTTTAGTATCGGTTGTGTTGTGAGTGGTTGTGCTGTCGGTGTCAAGAGTTTGCTTATCTACTGTATTCAGCGTTTTGGTGTTTGAGACTGTGCCGCTTCCTTGCGATGATGAAGAGGTTGTTGTCTCGGATTCTGATGTCCCTGATGTACTGCCGTTTGTCGTTTGTGTCAGGTTGTCGGTTCTTGTTTTGCTGTCCTGCCCGCTTCCTGTTGTTGAGTCGCTTCCGCTGTTGGCTGTTGATGTGCTTGTTGCTTGTGTTAAATATCTTTGATCTTGTACGTCTGTCAAGCCGTTTTGCGGGGTGTCTGACAATAGATTGGTTCCGTTTACGTGCATACCATAGTTGGTGGTTTGCTGTGTGCTGTCGGTTCCTTGTGTTGTCTGCGTGCCTGTGTTGGTTGTGGTTGACGCTGTTGTTGTAGATTCAGATCCTTCTACTGTAGATGTTCCTGTGCTTGATGCTGTAGTGCTTTGTGTGCTATTATCTGTTACCGTGCCGGTATGTTCCATTTTGTTTGTGCCGGTGTTAGCAATAGATTCCGTTCCTGTTTTAGCGTTGGTTGTGGTTCCTGTGTTGGTTGTTGTGTCTGTTATATCTGTAACAGTTTTCAAGCCGTGTGACTTTGAGTCGCTTCCCGTAAGCTCCCCTGTTTCGGTTCCTTCGTGGGTGTTAGATGTCGTCTCGCTTGTCTCATCGCTTGTTGTTGTGGTATTCTGGCTTGTCTCTGTGACCTCTTGTGTGTTTGTGTCTTCCCGACTGCGGGTGCTTGTGCTGTTTTCATCAACAATATTGCTGTCTTCAACGTCTGTGACAGATTGACCGGTTCCCTCTGTTGATGTTGTGCTTGCACTAACGCGGGCGACTTCGCTGTTGGTTTTGGTGATGTGATATTGCGAGAATGCCATTTTTTCAAGGTTTTCGTATGTTTGATTGACAAAATCCGCATTATTATATACGCTGTCCATCAACATGAAACGCCACATTGGGAAAGTCTCAGCCCCTATTTCGTCCCATAAATAGTGTAACGCGAAACCTGTGATAAATTTTTCACGAAATTCGGGATTTATTACTTTTAACTCTTCGCCAAACAGGACATTAGTTGCGACGTTGCAAATTCCGTCCAAAGTGCTTATGTCCTCATTACCGGCGTTTGAGGCTAAAATCTCATAAATTGATAATGTATATTTAGCCATTGTTAATCCTCCCTGTTCTCTCTTGCGGTTGCCTCGCCTTCGTCTGACCCTGTTGCGTTTAGGGCTTGCATAGCGTAATCTCCACCGAATGGTTTGAATTCGAGATCCTGTGATGTTACATTTACGGTACATTCAATGCCGTAATTTCTCTTTAATCTGTTACAGAAATCAATGCGGTTAAGCAATCTACTGTTGAGTGACAAAATGTCTTCCTGCCTGTTCAAAACAAGCTCGCCCTCGATCATCCGTTCTTTTTTAGCGGTCTCGGCGGTAATACCTAACATGCTCAATGCTTCTGCCCATACTGTTTTTAAAGCCTGTAACATTTCATTGCCCCTAAAATCTACTCTTGTGTCGAGCGTTGTTATTACGTCTTTAAGGTCCTCGCCTTGTTTGTAGTATATTACGGGGTCAAAGCCTGCTATGCGGTTCATGAAATTCTTCATGGAGAGGGTTTTTTTCTTGTTGGTTGCGATCAAATACGGGGTGATCTGCTGTTGCAAATTGGACCTAAATACCTGATGTATCTCATATAGCAGTTTTGCATACAAATTAATTTTAGGCAGTAATGTTGTATACGTCATGTTGTCATAACATATTTCAAAATTGTCCGTCTTAATTTGCTTGCCGTTAAACGTTATACCGTCAATTTTAGCGGGCCATCCGTATGCGTTAAATCTGCCCTTGTTAACATATCCTAAAGATAGCCAAAAATCTGTTCCTCGGGGCTGTAACAATGCGGCGGTTCCGTTAAATAACAAGCAACGTTCAAAATAGCGGCGATCAAATGTTTTATTTATCTCATCATCAGTAAAGTGATACTCAAATTGTGCCCATGCTAAATTAATCATTCGCTCCTTGTAATAATTGAATATATCGATATTCTCTATTACAAGCCTTTTGTCGTTTCTGTTCATATAATCACCTACATGTTAAAATAGGCGGCGGTTTTGTGCCGCCGCCTGTTATGGTTAATATTATGCCAATGCTGATGTTACATAGAACACGCAATTCGCGAAGGGGTTGTAAGAGAATGTTCTCCATACGTGACGGAAAATGTTCAGGTTGAGGTGTTTGCCGTCATATTCATCGCGGACCTCGTCAAGTCTGTCGAAGATCATGAGGAAGTCCTCATCAGCGGAAATACCTACGCATTTCTCAAGGTTAGCATAATCCGCGCTTGTGAATTCTTTCACGCCGGGGAGAGTGCCCTGTGCTTTTGTCTCTGCGATGATGTTCGCAAGTCTGGTTTTCTCGAAGTCGGTAAAGCCGAGGGAGTTAATCATGACCTGTCTGCCGATGAATTTCGCATACTCAAGGTTGTAAGCTTTTGCAAGACTTGCAACGTCGACGATAGCCGATGTTTTGGCGGTGTTGATGAATACCTGATTCTCCGGGGGAGTGTGTGAGGGGTTGCCTGCTACGGTGTAATCTGTACCCATAAACTGCATACCGTTGGAAACCTCTTTTACGTTAGTAACAAAGGCGTCAGAAGTGTTAGCTGTTACATTACCAACTACTTTAGTCGCGCCGGTATTAGCAAGCAAGGCAGTCGCGAGGGTCGCTTTGGTCATGATGAAATCGTCAAGCTCCGCCGAATCTCTCAAACGTGCTACGATAGCGTCACGAAGTTGTACAACGCCGCCCATTGTCTGAAAGGCCATTGACAGCTCGGAGTCATTCAATGTAGTGTCATATCTCATGCGGTAATTGACCGGATGATATGCGACCTTGATGTCAGGGTTATTTGTTTTGAATACGTCTCCCGGATGTTCTACGGACTGTGTGAAACCTTCGGGCATTGTCAGATTTACCCAAATGTTCTCAATCACGTCGCCCGCTTCGAGTACACCCTTCTTGAAAAGACGGAGCTGATTCTCGTACGTGCGGTATGTAAGAATAGTCTGTGCGATTTTGTTCAGCATAGCTACAAAAGCATTACGGAACCAACCGCCGCCCATGACAACGTTACCGTACTCCTTAATATCGTCGAGTGACTCTACCAGAGGTACCGCGTCACGGAACTCGCCGCCGATCTCGTTCGCAATGGTGTTGAGGATTTCTGCTGAGCTCTGAGAAATAACTGTTTTCTGCGGTGTATACATAGATGTTAGCCTCCATACATTAGATTTTCAAATGTGTATTTTTCATAGGGGTCCTTCTCGGTTTCCTCAATCGTCTCTGTACCGTCGCCCTTTAGAAACATATCTTTGATTTTTAAATTCCAATACTTGTCACGTTCAGCTACGGCGGTATCTTTCTGCGCGATAGCTTCGTCTCTCTCGCGAGTCAACGTGTCAATTTCTGTTTGTCTGTCGTCGATAGTCTCGTCGAGAGCAGTAACGCGTTCAATTACGTCTGCGGAATTAGATTCATTTAGAACCTCGGCAAGAATCGGCTTTAGTTTCTCTAAGTCGATCATGTGACTGACTCCTTTGTTATAATATTGTTACAAAATTGTAACTCTTTGTAATTATATTGTAACATAAAAAAACAGGGCTGTCAAGCCCTGTTTGTAAAATATTTAATATTCATTGTATTGTAAAGCAAGCAACAAATGTTTGTTCATTGTATCGCGGAAATGTTTGGCTTTTTCCGGTGTATACTCCGGAGGCTCGATATGCGCGATTTCTGCGATTTCTCTTGCAATTGTGTTGAAGATATACTGTCTGCAATCTTCGTCGTAGGACTCTTTGCTTAAAAAATACTCGCCTTGGTCAAGGTATATATCAATCTCTACGAGATCGAGTTTGTCAAATCTTTTTCTGATCTCCGTCATTCTGTACGGTCTTTCAATTACTTTGTTCGAGTCTTTCATTTTCTTTTGTACCCTCTCTTTCTTGTTGTTAGCTTTATATACATGTTTATTTCCTCTGTTACGTCATCTATTCTTGCATTCTCAATATACATGTTTATTTCCTCTCTTTCTCTGTCTTGTTACTGATTTGTTATTAACGGATAGTCACCGGTGCATCCTGCTATTACCACAAGACCTATAGCACGCATTGCTATTTCTCTGTCGTACGCGTCAGATAATTGGTTAACATACTTCTTGACATTCAGTCCGAGATAAAAATGTTCGCTGATTTTTTCAACAAATGTTTCGGTAATGTACTTCATGCAATCTGTATCGGTTTCGCGTCCGATTAGATAGTCGGCTTGTTCTACCAATGTTGTGATATAGTCAGGGTCTAAGCGACGTTGACGTAATCTGTCCTCATAGACTTTCAAAATCTCGTAGATACATTTTGTTTTCATTTTTTGTTTCCTCTCTTTCTCTTTTTCATCTACAGGATATAGAACCCCCCAGTGTACACGGCAACACACAACTTCACGCCGTTTTAAGTCCAGCCACTTGTTGTCCCTCTCCCTTCCAATCATATGAACATCCTCTAAAAAGTAGGTACCTCCAAATCCGGGTATCCACACACGTATTTGTTTATTTTTGAGTTGACTCCAGTTACTCACTCCCAGAAAATCAAAAACTATATGATTGTCTTCTGGTGTATTTCTTATATAAGGGGTGGTACACCGAATCCCTGCACCTATGTCAAGTTCGAGTGCAACGTCCAGTAGCCCCCCAAATACTCGGGTTATTCTTGCGTTCTTAATATATCCCATGCTTATTTCCTCTCTTTCTCTTTTTTAGTTGTTTTCGTTACCTTATTTGCTTTCGGTTGTTTTGTAGCTGAGTCAGGAACTCGCCTCTCAAATAGTATTTCGTACAGTTTGTTGAATTTGTCAACTTCCTTTGGTTTCCACCGCTTGTACGGCTCACGGGTTTCCTCCGGCTGTTTTTCCCATTCAACATAGATACTGTGTAGGTACCTTTTACGCATAGCGTAATACATTTTTTCAATAGCGTTATCAATTGCCGCACTTAACGCCAAATAAATAACTGCTGCGGCTGCTGCCCCGCCGAGTAAAACAATCACACATAATCACCTTCCTCAATATCATCGACCGTAAGTTTGTCAATAGCGAGTTTCTGTTGCATCAGGTCTTCTTTCGCTCTGTCTAACATGTGCCAGTCTTCATCATATTTGGTGTTGAGGTAAGCGTGCATGTCGTCATATAATTTAGACAGTTGATTAACGACGTCAACAAGTTCCTCGTATTTGATTTTGTATAGTGTTGCTCTTTCGTCAGCCATCCATGCGGGTTCAAAGATGATACCCTGTTCATATAGCTCACGCTCTCTACTGCGTGTGAAGTTGTCTTTGAATGGATGACGCTTTGATGTGTTTAATTGTTTTGCCATACCACATTCTCCTTTC